CGTATCTGTATTTAAAAAGGACTTTGATGGTAGAGTAGATGTATCACCTGTGTCTGATCCTAACATACCAAGTAGTGCACACAGAGCAGCTTTAAGTCAAATGGCTTTATCTCTGGCACAACAAACACCTCCGGGTACTTTTGATACAAGAGCTTTGTATCGTGAAGTATTAACATCATTAAACTTTCCTAATCTGGAACAAGTTATGCCACCGGAACCTAAAGCAGAACCAAGAGATCCAATGGGTGATATCATGGCACTAAGTCAAGGACAACCTATTAAAGCTTATCCGGGACAGAATCATAAAGCACATATTATCTTTAAGACTTCCTTTATGAAAGACCCCTCTATAGGTGGTAATCCTTTAATGGCTCAGGGTAAACCTCTTCTTGAAGCTAACATACGTGAACATATACTACTACAGTATCAAGAACAACTAGGTGGTATGGTACAAGCAAGTGGTATAGCTAATGATCCACAAACTATGGAAATGGTAATGGCTGAAGCTGCCCAAGAAATTGCTCAAGCTAATATGAATATGCAAGCTGCTGTATCTCCTGAACAACAAATGTTACTAAATGAGAAAGCACGTATTGATCTTGATGAACAACGTATTGAATTAGAAGTAGCAAAAGACGCAGCAGAGTTAGCTATCAAAGATCGTGAAACTAATGTTAAAGAAGATGCAGTAGCTATTAAAGCTTTGGATGCTGCAGGTAAACTAGAAGTAAAGAATACAGAGCTAGCTACTAAGTATGCTGAGTTAGCTGCTCGTCTTGCTCTTGATTCTGAAAAACAAGGTGATGATAGGGATGAGAAACAGGCTGATAGAGCTATAGATAACTTAATTAAAATTAGTGAAGTGGAGAATGCTGATGCCCTTAAAAACAGGCAAGAGTAAAGCAGCTACTAAGTATAACATTAAGGAACTTATTAGTTCAGGGTATCCACAAAAACAAGCTATCGCTATAGCTATGGATAATAAGAAAAAAAAGAAAAAGAAGAAAAAAAAGAAAGGCACAAAAAAATGAAAGGTGTTAACCATTATAAGAAAGATGGAACTTTATTTAAAGGTACCAATCATAAGATGGCAGATGGTTCTTTACATACAGGAAAGACTCATACAAAGACTTCTCAAAAGTTGTTTCATTTAAAAGACTTAAGTGCATCTGCTAAGAAAAAAGCTAAAACTTAATGGATATGTTTGACGAGATTAAAGATGCTCTAGATCAAGAAAAAGAATACTTAAAAGAAATGCTTGCATCTGGAGCAATAGAAGACTATAACCATTATAAGCTGATGGTAGGTACCATACATGGTATTGAACTATCAAAGGATAAACTTATAACAATAATAAAAAAAAGGATAGAAGATGACTAAAATATTTTGGATAGCTATTGTAATAATTGCTGGAATAATAATTGGTGGTGTTTTGTTTATGAAGCCTTCTGTTGAAGCAGAAGCTACAGAAATAAATAATGGATACAGTACACTTCCGGGTTGGTCTGCTGGGTATCGTTATTATTTTGATATGGAAGAAGATGAGAAAAGTAAAATGAGAGTGTTTGGTAAATACAAACAAGTAAGTGGTAATACTATTAGATTTGGTTGGGACAGAGAAACTGGTAAAGATATGAATCAGTTTAATTCTAACATAGATGATGATGGTATTATATTTTTTGAACAGGAGTTTAAGTTTTAATGATGCATCCTAGTATGGCTAACTCTATAGCTAATGATGAATGGATAAGTGAAGAAGAAGTAGCTGACCCAAAAGAACTTCCAAGCATTCCCGGTTTTCATATTTTAATAAGACCTGTTACTGCAAGGAAAAAGACTAAGGGTGGTATTATTATTCCTAGTAAATTACAGGATGACCTTTCCTATCTTACAACTGTAGGTAGAGTTTTAAAAACAGGTGACTTATCTTACGGGGATGAATCTAAATTTCCTACTGGACCTTGGTGTAAAGAAGGAGATTATGTATGCTATGGTAAACTAACTGGTACTAAGTTTGTTTATCAAGGTGTGAAGATGTTATTAATATATGATGATCAAGTATTAATGACAATAAAAGACCCATCACTATTGGATACAAGCATTAACTTAGTTGCTTAGTAACTTATTATATGGTATAAAATAACTATGCGTAATCTTAGTGTTCGCAAACTATGGAGAAGATAAATGGCTGAAGAAGAACAATGGAGTGAGATAGACACTACTGGCTCATCCACAAAAAAAGAAGAAGTAGCATACGAAGTAGAGAATGAAGAACCAGAAGAAAAGATAGAAGTTGTTGAAGAAGTAAAAGAAGAAGTAAAAGCAGAAAAAGAAATACCAGAGTTAGAAGGTATTGATACTGATGGTGCTTCTAAAAGAATACAACATCTAGTTAAGCAGAGAAAAGAACGTGAAGAAGCTTTAATAAAAGCTCAGGCACGTATAGAAGCTTTAGAGAAATCTCAATCAGAAATGACTAAAGGTTCTTTAAATCTTAGAGAGACTGCTAATACTAGTAATGAAAAGTTACTTCAGCAAAACTTAGAGATGGCTAAACAAGGTTATCTTGATGCCTATGATAGTGGCAATAAAGAAAAGATGTTAGCTTCTCAGGAAGCAATATCTAAAGCACAAGTAGACTTAAATGATATTAGTAAAGATAAGAGTCATCTGGAACGTGTTAAGAAAGAAGTAGAAGCTCAGCCATACCAAGGTATGCAAGCTCAAGCCCAACCTCAAGCTCAGACACAACAACAAGAGTTTGATCCGGTGGCAGTAGAGTGGAGCAAGAAGCCAGATAACAATTGGTTTGGACAAGATCAAGTCATGACAGCCTCAGCATTGGCAATAGATATGCAGCTGAAGCAAGAAGGATATGATCCAAGTTCATCAGAGTTTTATGAAGAAGTTGACACTAGAATGAAAGTTAATTTCCCTCATAAATTCGGGGAGGGTCAACCGAAGAAGGCCCCTCGACAGGTAGTAGCAGGAAGTTCACGAACTCCTCCTACTTCTAAAAGTAAGAAGGTTACATTAACTCAAGCCGATGTATCCCTTGCTAAGAAGTGGAATATACCTTTAGAGAAGTATGCAGCCGAGAAGCGAAAAGCAGAAACTTCAGGTGAATATACTAACATAGATCGTGGATAGAAGGGTGCAAAAATGAATAAATCACGTAATACGGAAACAAGAGAAGAACAAACAAGAGAGTACACATACGAAGAACCTAATCTGTTAGATATTCCAGATGATGTTTATGATCGCTTTTTAAGCCAAGGACTGGCACTACGTTGGGTACGTATATCTTTAAAAGGAGATGATGACTATAAAAATGTGGGAAGAAAAGCACAACAAGGTTATGAGTTTGTAGACCCGAATGATGTTCCGGAAATGTTACCAACGTCTGTCGTGCAAGACACAGGTCGCTATAAAAACTGCGTTGTTCGAGGGGATGTCGCCCTTGCCAAGATAGCCAAAGGACAAGCAGAAGCCAGAAATAAGTATTATCAAGATAAATCAGATAGTATGATTGATGCTGTAAATCAGCAATTGATGTCACACTCTGACTCTCGTATGCCTATTTCAAATAATAGCAAGAGTAAAACTACAGTAGGAAGACAACCAAAGTTTTCGTCTTAGTACTGTAATTTTTTTTTGTAACTGACTAACCACACGAGGGAGAAACAAAGTATGTCTAGTACTTTATCACCAAACGGATTAACTCCGTCTCGCAGATGGGGAAGTTCATCTAATAGTACAGGAACTAACATGTACAATATTGCTGATGGTTATGCCACAGCTTTATTTACAGGAGCTCTTGTAGAAGTTTCAGCAGGTAATATAACAATTCTTGCTAATTCTACTAATTCAGGTGCAAAACCTATCGGAGTATTTCAAGGCTGTCAATATACAGCATTGAACGGAACACCAACATGGTCATCTTATTGGCCAGCAGCAACTAGTGTAATGACTGGTTCACAAGCAATAGGTTATGTATGTGACGATCCATATGCTACTTTTATGATACAAGCAGATGGTCCTGTCTCAGCACAAAACTTAATGACAACAAACTACGAAGTCAACATTGGCACAGGAGGCTCTACTTTTACAGGAGTTGATAACACATCACTAAAATATAATAGTGGGGTTACAACAGCTTCAGCATTAGTACGTCCTATAGCCTATGAAGCGACACCGGGAAATACCCAAGCTTCTGCTTACCCAAGATTAGAAGTAGAATTAATCCACCACGCACTTAGACAAGGTGCCGTATCTTAATAGAAAGGGAGAAATCACATGGCTGCTATTAATAGAGCTAGTATTGCGAAGCAACTTGTTCCCGGACTTAATGCTATATTCGGCATGGAGTACGGAGAAGTTGTGGATGAATTAACACCATTATTTGAGACTGAAAGTTCAGACAGAGCATTTGAAGAAGAAGTACTCTTCACAGGTTTTGGATCAGCTCCAGTTAAACAAGAAGGTGCTGCTGTAACATATGATACTGCACAAGATTCATATACAGCAAGGTATACTGCAGAAACAATTGCATTAGCCTTTAGTGTAACAGAAGAAGCTATGGAGGATAATCTTTATGATACATTCTCTAAACTTCGTGCACGAGGTCTTGCAAGAGCGATGGCAAATACTAAACAAGTAAAAGGTGCTGATATCTTTAATCAAGGATTCAACACTAATTATGGTGGTGGAGATGGAGTTCCTTTATTCTCTGCTTCTCATCCAATCATTGGTGGTGGAGTTCAAAGTAATTTGATTGCTACTAATGGTACAACTGACTTATCTGAAGCATCACTTGAATCTGCTTTAGTATCTGTTCAACTTGCTAAAGATGACAGAAACATTCTGATCGGTACAAATGGATTATCAATTCATATTGCACCACACAATCAGTTTGCTGCTGCTCGTCTATTAGACAGTCCTTACAGACCGGGTACTGCTGACAATGACATTAATGCAATTAACCATGGTGGTCTAGTACCTAATGGTTACTTCGTTAATAAACGATTCAGCGATGCAGATGGTTGGTTCTTGAAAACAGATTGTCCTAACGGAACTAAAATGTTTAACAGAACACCATTGCAAACACAGATGTTACCTGACTTTGATACTGGAAACCTAAGATATAAGGCTAGAGAAAGATATTCTTTCGGTTGGTCTGATTGGAGAGGTTACTTTGGATCACA